TTCATTCCGATCACCTACGGTACTGGTGCCCCGCTCATCGCCCTCGGTGATGAATACTCCGCATCCACGGTGTGCGAAGACGGTGCGGTTGGCTCGGCGCGTGCTGTCGGTCCGTTGGATGAGTTCAAGCTCGTCTTGAACGGCCAAGACCGCATGAAGGCGCAAGGCGGTAAGTACTTCAACCAAGTGCAACCGTACACCTACCACACTGGCTCTCCGATGCCGGGTGTCTACTCGTACTCCTTCGCGCTCAAGCCGGAAGAACACCAACCGTCCGGTACGTGCAACTTCTCGCGCATTGACAACGCGCAAGTGTCCGTCACGCTTAAGTCGGGTGCGACGTCCTCCGAAACCATGCACCTCTTCGCGACGAACTACAACGTTCTCCGCGTGCAATCCGGTATGGGCGGTCTTGCGTTCTCCAACTAAGCTTTTTTCAGCGTAAATATTTAAAAAAAATCACAAATATTAACATTTTCATCATAAATCTTAATATTTGTTTAGCTTTCTTTTGTTTAATTAAATCCCCTTCGGTTTACAGCACGAGTACTCGTACCTACCCTTCGTGGTGTCATCCGGGTTCGTCTTGAAGCGCACGGACGTCAGGACTTTCTGGTCGTCGTCGCACTCGATGACGTGCGCCACGATGTCCGCCACGTCCCTGTAATCGGAAGTTTTATCCTCGCACGTGTTCTCGTCCACCATACCACCACTGCACATGTAGCGCACGGATACCTGGGTGTCATTGGACGATGGGCGGAACCTGTACCCTTGCAGTCCTTTGAAACCGCAGTCCATGCGATGCGCGGACATGTCTTTCATGTAGACCCCAGACTTCGCGTCTTCGATGTTGTCCCGAACGTACCCAGCGCTGTTCATGTCATCCATGTTGAACATGCACTTGTAGTCGTGCGCGTAGATTTCTTCGTTCTCTTTCTTACGAATGCTTAACCCAGTGAGCGCGCTGTTCTCACCACAGTCCACCTCAGCGTCGTATAGGTCGTTCTTGTATGCGTTGCTCAGCGCACTTCGCATGTACGTCTTGTCGGGCACGACATATTTGTCTAACAACGCCTTTTCGATGATTTGAATCTCATCGAGGTTCAGTTCACGAGAGTATACTAAGATTTCACCGATGGCAAAGTTCGATTCCAAACCCGACTTGGTGTTCACGCCCACGTTTTCGGGCAAACCTTGGTCGTGATGCAACCCACTCAACCGGATGCCGTTCGCGCGGTACAAGTTTCTCTGGTCGCACGACACCACCCACTCATCGCCGTAGTGGTCGATGTCTTCAGTCATTGTGTCGTCGTGTTTGGCCACGCCCGACTTGCCGTCGTTGTGCCCCGAATACCAGTCACCTTGACTGCTGGTGAAGATGCGTTCCTTGACGTCGCCGCTGTATTTGGCCACGGTGAAGAGGGTGTAGCGCCGGTCGAACAGCTGACTCGTGGGGAGGGTAAATTTCGTGAGCGTGTCCCCGATAACATGGGTCTCGTCGGACGACAAGGTCATCGTGCCGTCGATGTTGAAGGCGTGCGCGTCATCGGTGTCGGTCCACTTTTTCGTCGTCGCGTCGTAGCCACTCGGTACGTACCTCGCCGAAAGGTCGGCGACGTCTGCAATTTTTTCTTCGGGTGTCAACACTTTCGGTGGGTCTGTGCACATCACACCATCCCACACACACGGTGAGATGCACGCGGCTTCCGTGGTGTTCGACGCGCACGTGTTTGAGGTCGGGGTGGTGTCGTCATCACTTTCATCTTTGTCATAGACGAAAAAATAATAGGCTAGGGCACCCAATATTATGAGTACCACCACCAATATGACAACGGTGCGTTGACTCATACCACCACCTTTGCTGTTTGTAGTAATCCGGGTCTGGGCATCCATGTCAATATTAATTAAACCGTAGAAAATATATTCAATCAATGATGGACGTGTACACCGATGGAAGTTGTTTAGGGAACCCGGGGCCTGGGGGGTGGGCGTGCACGTGCGATGCGTTCGAACTTTCCGGCGCCGACGCACACACGACGAACAACATCATGGAACTCACGGCGGTAGAGAAAGCGATGGAACGCTGCGTCGCGGAAGGCATCGCGCGCGTGACTATATGGACCGACAGCGCGTATGTGAAAAACGGGGTCATGTCGTGGATGGCAAACTGGAAAAGGAATGGATGGACCACGGCGAAGAAGACGCCGGTGAAGAATAAAGAACACTGGGTGCACATAGACGACTTACTACAAGAGATGGAGGACGTCCAGTGGCGGTGGGTGAAGGCACACAACGGCCATCCACAGAACGAAAGGGTCGACACCCTCGCCAGGGCGCAGGCTAAAAATGTGTGCGTAAAATAATGGAGAGCCACCAACATGTTTGGTGTCCGAAACAGGAGCAGCTCTTGGTGCGATGGGCCGAGAAAGCGGCTGGCTACCGCTGGCTGCACAACCACGCCAGGCTGCACTTCAAACGGGTCAACGATTACATGTCGTACCCGTCGATAGTCATCAGTAGCATAACAGGGGTCGGAGGGTTCGCCGTGCTCAACCCCGCGGGCAGCGAGAACGTGCAGAGTGCGACTAAGAACAAAATTTTAATAGTCCAGTACCTCTTCGCGTTCCTGAACGTCGTCGGTGGCATCCTCACATCGCTCTCGAAATTTTCGCAGAGCTCGCAACTTTCGGAAGCGCACTCCGTCATGTGTGTGCAGTATTCGAAATTTTATAGGAACATTGACATGGAGTTGTCCTTAGACCCCGAACACAGGCAGGACGTCATAGAATTCGTGAACATGTGTCGACAAGAGTACGACCGCCTGTTAGATGACGCCCCGGACATCCCCGCGAACGCCATCATCGAGTTCAATCTGGAGTTCCCCGATAAGGAGAATAAACCAGATGTGTGTAATGGTCTTAGTATATTAGGAACCGATGATATTGAAAGACGCGAGAGGGTCATGAAAAATTGGATGGGCACCCTATTCGCTTTAAGACGTAAAAGAAGTCGTGATTCCTTGTCAAATGCACCTTCATTAAAGTTATGAACCCATGATTCCTTAAGGAAATCACCATGGAGCACTTCCGAACCGTCCTCAGAGCGAACAATTACGCCCCGTCGACCATCGACATGTACTGTCGACGCCTCCGAAAGAGTGGAGTGAACCTCAACAACAGAAGGGCCGTCCATCGACACCTCTCGTCCAGACGCGTCGACATGGAAGGTGATGGCCAAGGCAATGACTTTCGCGCCTTCCTCCTGTACGATCGTTTCCTACACAACTGTGATTTACCCGGCGGGCATCCAACGTATCAGAGGTCAAACCTCGGCATTCGCGACGCGTGTATGTTGCAGCGCTCGAAAGATGACGTGGCGAGGGTCTGGTGGCTTCACAAAGTTCGCGGGTACACCCCGGGAGTGTCGACGGTGTACGTGCGGGACGCGAAGCGTGAACCTGTGAGCGACCGCCATCGGAGCATTTTCCGCGCGCGATGTGCCCTCGAGAAGTTCAACTGGAACGACGTGTTCATCACCGATAAGGTAGTTAGAGACCATTTTAATACGTTATAACCCCCAGTGCATGCACCCACCCACCAAGACTATATAGAGAAACATGGGATACGCACCAGTCTACGATTACCGTTGGGGATGTGGGGTCAAACAAGTGACCGACCGAGCCATTTTGAATGATGCAAAGAAGGTCATCATTAAAAATGGGTGCAAGAGGGAAATAGACCACATCCCGAAAGTAGGGGACTACGGCATCCACGGCGGGGTCCTCCAGGTCATGCGTGGGAAGCGGGTCATAACCTATCATTAAAAGAACCACAACCACCGACGACGACGTGGTTCGGGGTCGAACTCTCTCATTGGTGGCCACCTCTCTGTAGTGTCGGTCATACATGCGATTGTTAAACAACTCTCGACCATTCATATAGGCTGTAATCGTATATTTCGACGTCCCCTTGGTCGAACTCAGCACCAGCCTGTCCCTGGAAGGCACCGAGGGTGATTTTTTTCAAAAAACGCCCCCTGACATCCCTGATTTCGAGTTCCACAAAGTATTGACTTGTACTCTTCGTCCATTGGGTCGCGCGCGAAACACAACATATTTTTTACATTAAGATGAGAACGAAAACCACGACCAGGGAACAGACGTGGAACACCCTCCTCAAGGCGTTCCTCGCGGAACACGGGTGGGACGACCTCGCGAAACTGGTGCACTACGACCACGTGATCACGGACGCCCACGAGTTGACACGGGACCCCGACCGCGTGAAAATTATATCAGAGTATCTTAAGAACCGATGGAGGTCGTGACCTATGCGAATAAATCGAGCGGCCTCTTCGAAGAACTCGTGCACAACGAGTACGACGTACCCGTGCGGGTGTTGGGATGGGGCACGAAGTGGAACGGGTACTCGGACAAGTCCAAGGGTATGTTAGAGTACTTAAATACGTCGAAAAACGACGACGACATCGTGGTGTTCATAGACGGTTTTGATTCAAAAATAAATAAACACCCAAAGGAAGTGGTGGACATATTCAAATCCCACGACTGTCGCGTGTTGTTTTCCAAACATCCAGACATCATATCGAAGTACATCGTTCGACAGGTGTTCCCAATGTGTACAACCGGAGGCATGGCCAACGCGGGGATGTACATGGGATACGTGAAAGAATTGAAAATCATCCTCGAAAATGAACTCCGCGAGGTGTGTCAGGACGACCAGGTGAACTTTAACAAAATGTGTGAAAAGTACGATTTCATAAAAGTCGATGAAGATGGGCAAATCTTTGAAAACATGAGCCCTTTTAACATGAAGGCACCGTCCGACGCGGTGTTCGTGTCATACCCGGGCACACCCACGTTTGAGCGCATCATTCGTGCGTGTCGTGATTACGCGCAGTTTTTCAAGTGGCAGTTCATAATCGCAATGTTGGTATTATTACTGACACTCCCTAAAAGAAACAAATGGGTTCCTTTCTACCTCACACTTTTAGGTGTACTGTTCTACGTATTGCAGGCTGACAAGAGTTGTGCACAATGAAAAAAAATATAGCTTCAATACATAGAGATGAAGGTGGCGTTCATTTTCATAGTCAAGGATGGTGAAAAGTATCTCGAACGAAACCTGAACTTATTGAAGCGTCACGGGCATGACATTTATGCAGTTGAAAACAACAGCGTCGATGACACGAAGAATATTCTCGCGCGTTCGGGGATTAAAAAAGTCGTGACCCTCGACCTCGACGATAAAAGTTCCATCGAACTGTGTGGTCTGGGTGAGGTCAACTGCGCGAAACGCGTTCGACGCCTCGCGTACATTCGTCAACAAGGTCTCAACGCGGTGATGAACGCCGACGTTGAGTACGATTACGTGTGCATGTTGGACATGGATTTCGTGAAATATGACATGGAACATTTGGAAGAGATGTTTCAATTCATGGAAAAGAACAAGGATATTGACGCCGTGTTCGGTATGTCTGTCATTAAATACGTTGGCATTCCCTATGACATCAGCGCCGTACGACCGATGACGAAAATACCGACCATCGGGTTGCGGTTAAAACGATACGTCAACGTGGAATCAGCGTTTAGTGGATTCGGTATTTATAGGTGTTCGTCCATCTTAGAGAAAAATGCGCAATACGATTATCAAACCATAAATGACATAGAACACGTGCATTTCAACAAATATTTTGACAACCTCGTCGTTGATACGAAATTCAATCCCTCGTACGAACCATCGGATAAGTATGTTGCAGTTAGGCTGCTTATTCTTATTTTTATATTGGCATACGTCATACGACGACTGACTACCTCATTTCTCGCCTCGCGTACGTCTTAATTAGAGTCATCACGCGTTTGAGAAATAACACCGAACCATGAACGTCGGCATCATAACACCCGGAAGAATTTCCCCTGGAGTGAACACGTGCATCACGGAAATCGCACTTCAGGAGAAACAGAGGCATAACAAGGTCATCGGTGTCGTCGAGGGGTGGCGAGGCTTGAACCATGGATTCATGGAGGAGTTGTTCGTCACGGGGCAGGCGCGGAACGAACCGGGGTCCATCCTTCACACCTCGCACGAACCCCTCAACCTCAAGTTGGCGAAGAGGCACCTTCTCACGTTGGACCGACTCTACTGCGTAGGCGACATGGAAACCCAGAAGCAGGCGCGAAACATCTTCACCGCGGACCTTCCGCTCAGCATCGTGGGCATCACCGGGTTCGGTATGCAATCGAAGATTGAGGAGGTCTCGAGGTACATCAGAAAGTGCCACGTCCTCGCTGAAAGCGGCCACGGTGTGGTCTTTCTGGAACTCGCCGAGAAATACGGGGAAGTCGCGCGCAACGCGTCCATGTGCGAACCCCACGCCAACGTCGTGATAACACCAGAGGAAGACGAAAACTTTCTCTTCGACGTGCAAAACAACTACGCCATGAATGGACACTGCGTCGTCGTGGTCAACGCGTGTTGCGACTATCAATACATCCTCGACGCCCTCAAGGTGTACAACGTAGACACCACCGTGGTTCGCCCGGACGTCACTTTGGACGTCGCCACGCCGTGCGTGTACGACAACGTCTTGTGTGCGCGCATGTCCAAGGACACGTGCACCCACGCCGAGATTCGCCAAAACTTCGTGTGCGACGGCGGGCGATTCGTGCCCTACGCTTTTTATCCAGAAACTTTATTCTCCATAAAATTTAATGTTGTATAAATACATATGTCTCTTCAGAGCACTCCCTTGCTTCTTTCGCTTGTTGCACTTTCAATCACGGGTCTTGTCGCACATGATGGCTTTGACTACTTTAGTAAAACTGAAAATTTCATCAACGGCCCGCTCGTCTACGGCATCACCATCCTGATGCACAGCGTGTTCGGCGCCAGTGGCGTGACCGAAAAGCCGAAGGCGCTCACGTCCGTCTCTGAAAATTCCTTGTTCAAGTTTTTCACGTTGTTCCTGCTCGCATTCGCCGCCGTGCGCGACTTCGAAGACACCGTTCTCGTCGTGATTCTCTTCCTCGCCATCACCCAATTGATTCGCACGAAGGAGGAACGTGAACGCCACCCTACCATCCTTTGATGAGGTCTTTCGTCGTGGCCTTCGGGAACCGCCGGGAGAACATGGCTTCGTCCTCGTGCGGGCTGTGGCCTATGGTGGACGGCTCACTCCTGTCGATGTCTAAGTATTTCCGAAGGTCGCGGTAGTACACGCGCGCACCCTTCGCCACGATGTCTTCAAACTTGAGGTCCACGTGGTTGTTCATGGGGAAAAAGAGGGGGAAATACCGTTTCATGTTCGGCACGTGAAGAAGGTAGCACTTCGTGCTCGAAATCCATCGGACCCTATCTTTCTGCACGGCGTCCGGAAGGTAGTGGAGACAATGGAAGAAACACGCCTCGAAGTCGTCGCCCTTCTCCTTGATGAAGGA